CTTCGTAGCGTCTTCTTGGTGCACAGCGCCACGGCAGGCACCCTGTCGTTCCGCAATGGTAGCGCGACCGGGACCGCCTACCTGAACGTGCCCGCCATCGCCTCGGCTGACTCGGTTCGTGATATCATCATCCCTCATGAGGGCATCATGTTCGAGAGCGGCGTATACCTGCCCTATACGGCTGGGACCACCGTGTTCTCCAGCTTTGTGGCCATGTACAACTGAGGTGTCTGATGCCGACCTACGACATCAGATCGATATCGCAGGTCGGTACAACTGAGCCGTTTGAGCTTCAGGTGGCCCGGGGTCAGATCCCGGGCCATCGGTTCGTGTCGCGCATGGCTGCGGTCCCTGCGATGTCGGTCAACACCACCGGCACGGTCTGGGACGTGGATGACACCCTGTACCCGTGGACGGCATGGGACACTCCCGGGACGCTTGCTGTCGCCCGAGTGAACGCTGGGGACGCGAACAAGAACGTCATCATTTCCGGCCTTGATCTGCTGTACAACGAGATCACCGAGACGGTGACCCTGACAGCGGCGACAGGCAACACGACTACCAACAGCTTCTCTCGGATCCTCTCCGCCCGCATGAACGGCACGTCCGTGAACCTAGGAGCGGTGACCATCACCCGAGGCGCGACCACCGTCGCCAAGATAAACACGGGCGTGGGCCAGACGCTCATGGGCGTGTACACGGTCCCGGCGGGCTATACCGCGTACCTGTTTCAGGGCGTGATGACGATCCAGAATGGCGGTGACGCCACTGGGCTCTTCGAGTACCGTGTCCCCGGCGACCGGTTCGTGATCGGCCACACCTTCGAGGTGGCAAGCTCCGAGTACCACTACGGCTTTACCTGCCCTCTGGCTCTTCCTGAGAAGTCGGACATTGACGTCCGCGCGGCTGTCCGGTCGAACAACTCTCGGGTGACGTCTGCGTACGACATGATCCTCATCAAGAACGGAGGCCCGCTCTGATGGCTAAATCTCCAGCGTGGCAACGCAAGGAGGGCAAGAACCCGAAGGGCGGCCTTAACGCCAAGGGCCGAGCTTCGGCGAAACGTGAGGGCATGAACCTCAAGCCTCCTGCCCCGAACCCAAAGAACAAGAAGGACGCCGGTCGTCGCAAGAGCTTCTGTGCCCGGATGGAGGGCATGAAGAAGAAGCTCACCAGCGAGAAGACGAAACGCGACCCGAACAGCCGCATCAACAAGAGTCTTCGAGCATGGAATTGCTGACATGGGAAACGTTACCTTGACCCCCGAGGAGCTCGAGGCTCTGCTTGATCGATCTGCAAAGAAGGGCGCGAGGGCCGCGCTCGAAGAGCTTGGGCTTCACGACGACACCGCCGCGAAGGACATCGAGGACATCCGGGAGCTCCTTGCTTCATGGCGAGAGACACGGAAGGCGGTCTGGTCTACCGTGGTCAAGATCGCTACGACCGGCATCCTGCTGTTCATCGCAGGCGCTGTCTGGGTGTCGGTCAAAAGCAACATTTCGGGACAGTGACCATGAACCGTGGTACGATGGCCAAGCAGATAACGGAGGCTCCGATGGCTGGGTGCAAAACCAAAGGCATGAAGATGGGCGGCAAAGTTAAGGCCGGTTACATGAGGGGTGGCTCGGTGAAGTCAAAGGGCTACAAGAAGGGTGGCTCCGTCGATCAGTCGATGTGCAGCCCGCGCAAGCGCATGGCGATGGGCAATGGCTAAGCGGCCGGGCCTCTGGGCCAACATCCACGCTAAGCGCAAGCGCATTGCGGAGGGGTCGGGTGAGCGCATGCGCGAGCCCGGCTCCAAGGGTGCCCCGACCGACGAGGCGATCCGCCGCTCGCAGGGCAAGGGCTACAAGAACGGCGGCTGCGTCATGGCGGGTCGTGGCCCGAAGTATAAGGGCAGCATGTAATGGCAACCTCTGGTTCGCGAGACTTCAACCTCGATGTCGCTGAGCTCATCGAGGAGGCGTATGAGCGGTGTGGGCTCGAGGCCCGCACCGGCTACGACTTGCGCACGGCGCGCCGCTCGCTGAACCTGATGTTCGCGGACTGGGCCAACCGTGGCCTGAACCTGTGGACGGTGACGGAAGCTACGCAGGCGCTGACGGCCGGGACTGCCGAGTACACGCTGGGCGCCGATGTGGTGGACGTTCTGGACGTTGCCCTCCGTCGGAATGGTACGGACTACGAGCTGGACCGGATCAGTCGGAGCGAGTACCTGAACTTCCCGAACAAGACCTCGACGGGGCGGCCGAGCCAGTTCTTCTTCGACCGGCAGATCCAGCCCAAGTTCGTGCTCTGGCAGACGCCCGACAGCTCGTCCGACACGCTGGTCTACTACTACATCCGCAGGATGGAGGACGCCGACAGTCTGACGAACAACGCCGCTGTGCCCTTCCGTTTCCTGCCCTGTGCGGTGTCCGGTCTGGCATACTACCTTTCGGTGAAGCGTGCCCCGGAGCGCATGCAAATGCTGAAGATGCTCTACGACGAGGACTTCCTGCTCGCCTCGACGGAGGACATCGACCGCGTGCCGCTGAAGCTCGTGCCGGGATTGAGGTGACACATGGCGTTCGCATCGGGGAAGAACTCGTGGGGGATCTCTGACCGCTCCGGGTTCCGTTATCGTCTTCGGGACATGAAGAAAGAGTGGACCGGGGCGCTCGTCGGAAAGGACGAGTTTGAGCCCAAGCATCCGCAGCTGAAGCCGCGCAAGCACCGCCCGGATCCGCAGGCACTCCGCAACCCGCGCCCGGACCGGGTCGAGCCCGTCGTCGTCTATGTCGGCATGTGGACCCCCGAGACGTGGAAAGACTATTCCGCCGTCGGCTTTGGTAAGGTCGGCCATCTGGAGGTGAGCACCCCATGACCATGACCTACGGCGAGCTCAAGACGGCCGTACAGGACTTCGTACAGTCCACCGAAACGAGCTTCGTGAACAACCTGCCGCTCTTCATCCGCCTCGCCGAAGAGCGGATCATGAAGAACGTGCGCCTGAACCTGTTCCAGAAGAACGCTTCTGGATCCACGACGGCAGGGAACAAGTACGTTGCGGCGCCGAGCGACTTCCTCGCGCCGATCTCCCTGAGCCTGACCATCGGCGGAGAGCAGACGTTCCTGCTCCTGAAGAACGCGGACTTCGTGCAGGAATACATCCGCGACAGCGACTCGGGGGAGCCCGTCTACTTTGCCCAGTACGACGTGGACAACCTGATCCTCGCTCCGATTCCCGACAGCGCCTACGCGCTGGAGATGCACTACCTGTACCGCCCCAACAGCTTGACGGTCGGAGGCGACAGTGGGATCACGTGGCTCAGCGAGAACGCCGAAGTTGCCTTGCTTTACGGGACGCTTGTCGAAGCGTACACTTACCTCAAAGGCGATCAGGACCTCATGGTGCTGTACAGCCAACGCTTTGCTGAAGCGCTGCAGCGTCTCAAGAACCTCGGCGAAGGCCTTGAGACAACTGACGAGTATCGCATGGGCAAGCTGATGCGCCCCAAGACCTAAGGAGAGACTGGCATGGCCATCACCACCGCGATGTGCTCCAGCTTCAAAGAGGAGCTCCTGAAGGGCGTTCACGATTTCGAGAACGACACCTTCAAGATGGCTCTGTACACGTCGTCCGCGACCCTTGACGCCTCGACGACCGCATACACGGTCACCAACGAGGTGAGCGGTACGGGGTACACCGCAGGCGGGCAGGACCTCGACAGCCCGACTGTGACGCTCAGCGGGACCACCGCATTCGTCGATTTCGCCGACGAGACGTGGACCGGGGCGTCCATCACCGCACGCGGCGCGCTGATCTACAACAGCACTGCGGCGGGCAATCCGGCCGTGGCTGTGTTCGACTTCGGCGCAGACAAGACCTCGACGTCGGGCGACTTCGTGGTCCAGTTCCCGACGGCGGACGCTTCGAACGCCGTAATCCGCATCGCGTAAGAGGCAGTCATGGCCGTTCTCGCCAACCGCGTAAAGGTTGCAACCGCGACCACCGGCACCGGGACAATCACTCTCGGTTCCGCCGAGAACGGCTATCAGTCTTTTGCGGATGGCGGGATCACTGACGGTCAGGTCGTCCGCTACGTTATCGAAGACGGTAACAACTGGGAGATCGGCACTGGAACCTACACGGCCAGTGGCACCACCTTATCCAGAACGGTAAGCGAGAGCAGCAACTCGGATGCTGCGATCAACCTCAGCGGCAACGCGGTGGTGTTCATCACCGCGCTTTCTGGCGACCTGCAAAACGCCGTTGACATGGATCAGGGCGTGGCGACGACGGACAGC